CAACTGTAAAAGACGCTAACGCTAACAGCTATGTCACGCTTACAGAAGCCAACACTTATTTTGAGACAGTTCCAGATTCTTCAACTTGGACAAATAAAACAGACGATCAAAAGAACAGAGCACTAATATCAGCAACTAGATGGATCGACAGCTTCGTATTTTACGGAGATAGATGCGATGACGGTCAGGCACTAAAGTTTCCAAGAAATAATTATCAAGTAGACGGTGTAGAACTAGCTTGCAGCACGATTCCATTAAATATTAAGTACGCACAATACGAATTAGCTAGAGCACTGGCTAATGACACAGATGCTATGACAGGTAACACAGGAACAGATGGTAATTTTTCTGAAGTAAAACTAGGAGATATAGAAGTCAAATACAATACTGCAAGTCAGGGAACAGGATCAG